AGGTGACAAAATGACACTTCCTCCACATTCAAAGATCAGTTATCCCTCTATTCCGACCAAGGATTTCAAGTGGGAATCAGGGTCTGATGTCCAGGCACTGTGGAGAAAACATGGATGGACTCCACCTTCAGAACACATGACACCACCTCCTCCAGAAAAGAAAGAAGTTCCTCTAAGGAGGGTGAGATGAACGTGTTAAACCAAATTGGTTGCAAGCCAAAAGAGCCTGATGCCAAGTGTCTTAACTGTAAGAGAAGAGTATTCTCTACATTGCAAGTCAGAACTAAGAACTCAAAAGACAAAGCTTGTATTTACATCCCAATATCTTTACAGGAGAAGGTATGACTGAATGGACAAAAGAGGAAGATGAAGCCTTTAACATGGTTGAACAAAACAGTAACCTTGGAAAGCAGATATTAAGAGCAAACAAATCTAGTGGTATGGACTGTTGCACTTATGACTGTACACAAGGAAGAAACTGTCCTGTACGCAACAAGACTCTAGATGAGGTAGCCAATGAGTTCAGCTTAATGAAGTCATTTGGCGACACAGCATCTAGCTTTGCTGCTTATGTAAGGAACATGAAAACTTAACCAAGGACAGAGAGAGCATGGGCAATGTGCTTTTCTCTGTCTGCCAAACCAATAAATCCACCATTGATCTTTTTGGTCATGGTCTTGTAGTCTTTGGTATCAGCGTATTGGTTTAGCTTATGGGTGTCCCAGAACCATCCCGCAGTGAGTGCGGCATACATTGGGGTTGCCACAAGATCAGGATTCATCACAAAATCCACCCCTAAAGCCTGACCAGCATGGTAATAATTGGCGTGTCCTGTCAATTGGATACACCCACGACCTCTAAACCGATAACCATCACCAGAAGCCTCATCCCTGTTTCCCATTCGACTAGAGTAAACAGTATTGGCAATCAACTTAGGATTGCGAGCGCACATCTGTGCTTTGGCGGCATCAAACCTTCTAGGCCATAACTTCTGTAAAGCCTCTGCACGATAGTTCAGGTTTTCTGATAAAAGTTTAAAATTACCTGATTCGTGAGCACATTGACCAATGAAAGCCGCTTTTCTAAGGGGATTCATAATGTCAAAACGCTCAAAAGTGGCATTTAACCCATCTAACCACTCAGGGCCGATATGAAGTTGTTTAAGTTGTTCACTTGTTACCATTTAGCAAATCTCTCATCTGATTGTACGAATCCACACACGCATTGAGTGCAGCAGTATTCCGATCTCCCTGTGCCACTATTTCTGCGATGGCTTGGAGGGTTGCTCTGTCGGCATCAGAAGCTGTGTCAGTCGGTCTGTCAGGTTCACTGGTTGCTTTTGTATCTGTGGGGGCAATGGGGGTACTTGTGGGGGCTTGTACACAACTTGGGGAGGGGAGGCGCACCCTACCAGCACGAATGGCAGCATCCAAAGCACTTTGTTTTTTGTTGACAACATCGTTAACCTCCAAAAGTTTACCAGCAGTAGCGTTTAATTGTTCGTTAAGTTTCTGTTCAGTCTGACGAGATTCCTCATTCTTGCGAGCAATCTCAATCTGCATCTCTTTGTCTCTGTCTGACCAACCAAAGTGATAACCACCTCTGTAAGTTCCAAACAAGGTTATACAAAGAACCACCAGAACCCAAGGTAATGGTATGCCAAACATTATTGAGCCTCTTTACGAGCCATAGCCAACTGCTCACGCTCATGGTCTGCTTCTAGCAAATCAGGTGGTGTAGTCGGAGGAGGAGGAGGTGTCCAAGACTCATCTAAATCAGGATTCTTGAAGTTCAACCAGTTAGGTGCTGATCCTGTTGATGTCCAAGTATTAGAAGCCACAGGAGTCGATACGGGTGTTGGAGGAGGTGTAGGGCTAGGAGGAGGTGTTGGAGTGCCTTGGATGGCGTTTAAAGCCGTTCCTACACCCTTCTTACCGATAACTCCACCGATACCACCAACAATCAGCAGAACAATGTCGTTCAGCATCTTGGTATAGGCCATATCAATCGGGGCCATACTCTTGATAGGCTGAGTCACAAAAGTAACAGAGTAGAGCAAAGCAATAACAATGAAGCAAAGAATCAATGTGACCATGACGACCACAAAGCCCCATACATAGGTTTCTACTTCCTCAATTGTTGGTCTTTGGTTCTTGGACATCGTTAACCTTTTTTTCAAGAATAGGGGCTACTAAATACTCAGGGCAAGTCTGGGTAAACAAGCACTTGGGCTTTTGGCAACTAGGATGGACAAAGTTCTCAGGGTTCTGGCAAAAATACCTGTATCTGTCTTCACATCCTGTTAACAACAATAGTGATATCAAAAAGATATATCTCATGCCATCACATCCACAGCCTTAACCCATTGAGTCTTAATCTCTTGGGCTTTTTGTTGGTGTTGGACTTGACGATTCAGCTCTGCCAACCTTTGCATATTCTGTTGGTGGATCACCCTATGAGCCTCCCATAACATCTTTGCGTTCTCTTGATAAGTGGTAATTTTCATAACCCAATCTTTCCAAGTAAAAGGTTAACAATCTTGTTAGACAAGTCATCAGGCAAGAACCTCAGAAACCCTAGAAACCACCAAGCAATACACCCGTAGCAGAACACCCTGCAAAACAAGTCGAATTGCTTCTGGTACTCGTTCATCTACCACAACCGCCCTTCGGACATAGGCTCATCAACTCATTTATACCAATAAAGACAAGAAGTAGAACAAAAGCAATACCACCAACAATCATGGCTATCTCTTGCATTTCCTCGTCTTTAGCCTTGGCTTCCTTCTCAGCTCTCTTCAAGGCACTAATCTCTTTGGCATCCTCCAAGTCCATCTCTGCTTGACGGGCTTTGATCTTGTTCCAGACATCAATCTTGCCTGTCTGCATGAACAACATCTTTAACTCTTCCTCAAAGGCTCTGGCTTGCTCTAGTGCCATCTCAATCTGTAGAGCAGCACCCATGTTCGAGCCTTTCTTCTCCCTCTTTGCTTGAAGCATAGCCTTTGTTGCCTGGCTCTTTGCATCAAACATCTTGCCAATCATGGGGGCAAGAGAACCTAATTCTGTGGCTACCTTACTAGCCTTCTTAACCATCGAAATGGCGCTCTGTAGGCCATTTAATGCGGAAATCGGATCGATCATTCTTTCTCTCCCACTTCAGGCAAACAACCCTTCGGTTGTAAACATCGCCTGTCCAAGTCCATTTAATACATCGGTATTCTATGGTTGCCGCCAAAAGTAAGGCGATCACGGGAATGCCCAAAAAACAATATAACTACAAAAAATTACAAAACAAAGAAGAAGGACTGTCGCTATTGCTAGAGTCCAATCTTTCATTTACCTACCCATTGGCGTATATTCGTAAAAAGACTCAGGTTCTTGTGACATAACTTCACTTGGTGAAAGTGCGGTTTGACCACCTAAATAGCCTGTTCTCAATACAGACATTCCCAAAGAACTAGCCATGTTAGACAAGTCGTTAGGTTTTATAAAGTCTTTAAGGTCAACATCCTGACCTTTTTTGTTAATCAAACGAGTAGATGCTTTAATAACACCATCTAAGCCACCCTTGTCCAAAAATAACTTTCTGTGGGCATCTTTTGTTGCTTGATCAATATTTCCTTGACCGATAGCAGCAGCAATACGAAAGCCTTTGTTAAACACACTTGCAATTTGATTGACCAAAATGGCAGATATTTGTTTTGGATCAACACCACCCATTAGACGAGTAATTGCAGACATTTCTTTGATAGCAACATCATCAACTCTTAGCGAATCAATATCAATCTTTGTTGCCAAACGCTGAACATCAGCTAATGACTCTAAATTTTTATAGTGTTGTTGACCAAACACTTTGACATAAACATCTTTATTTTTCCGCAGATAGCCAAATGGATCTGAACTGTCCAGCATCTTAAGAGCCAAGGAGTTTTGTACAGCCAAAATCGTATTAGTTTGATCATCAGGAGATAGTTTCTTTAAATCGCTATAAAACTTAGCCTGATAACCTTTACCTGTTGACCCAAGCATACGACTTGTAATGGCATCAACACCACCAGTTTCATAATTACTTAAGAATGAATCACCTAATCTAACCCGTTCTGTTTTGGCGGCATCATCAAGTGCAACTCTTTCGCCTGACAAAACATTAGATCGTTGAGCAACATCTGATAACTTGGCTTTTAAGTTTGGCAGTTGATCAAGAATGTCGCTATACCCACCATTATTACTACTCTTGGTAAGCAATGAATCAAGTTTTATTGGATCAATGTAGCCGTTCTTATCAAGTGCTGAGTTGTACAGCTTTGACATAACAGCTTTTTCAGCAAGTGGAGCGCCTTGATCACCAGCAACACGCAAGAATTGAGACATTGCTGTTGGACTAGATGCCAATTGTGGAGCAATGCGTTCTGCATACTCTTGTGAACCAATCTTCTGTACGGCATCAGCATCTTTAAATGGAACTCCTACTTTATTGTAGTAATCACTGTCCAACTTAGCCATTGCTTCGCCAAAGGTAGTTTTCTCACCACGGAAGTTTACAGAGACATTTCCATTAGCGGTCTGAACTTGATCGAGAGCTTCATCAACACGCTGTTGCAAAAGAATTAACTTATCTTTAGTGGCATCATTCTTAACAGAACGAATATCAGCAGCAACACGCCTTTTTAATGAGTCTAGACTTGTGATGTCCATACCAACAGTCAAATCAGGAGCAGTTTCTCCCAATACTGTAGGCATTGTTGTACCAGTAGGAGCGCCTTTTCTCATGCGAGAAAACTCACTAGATTGCTTTTGGACAAGTCTTAGCAAATCAGATTGACGACCCCAAGGATCTTGCATAAACAAATCTTTAGCAGTCTTCAAAAGAAGTTCTGTTTGTGCGGCTGGAAGTATTGCACCCTGTGAAGATGCTTGACTTTTGACACTTGTGTACTCAGGAGACAAAGCCTTGATAGCGGCATTTTCTTGTGCCAATACAAGATTTTGAATTGGTTTCCCAAGATCAACAGGACTTAAGCCATCTGCCAAATTAAGCGATTGCGTCAACCTAGCTTGTTGATCAGAAAGAGCCAAAAGTCGTTTATTGTAATCAATTTCTGATTGAGCAATAGCAGTAGATGCTTTTGGAATCTCTACACTTGGTTGTGGATACAACTGGTTTGCTTTAGCACGAACAGCAACTTGCAAATCATCATAAATTGACTGTAATTCACCAGCTATTTTTGTATCTTTTTTAGCCAAATCTTCTAATTTTGCTCTAAAAGTTCTACTTTCAACACCAGCGGAAGCCAACAAATCTGCTTGACCACCAGCAAAAGTAATCTTTTTCTTAATGTCTTCTAAACGAGTTGTCAGGTTTGGATCAGCAGCCAATGCTTTTTCAATTAAATCTTTAGCCCTAGAAGTTCCTTCAATACCTGCCAAATCTTCAACATTGAAGTCTTTTAGGTTAACTCGATTTTTTGCTTCTGCCATTAAACCAACACCTTTGGCAGCACCAGCTCCAGAAAGCAAGGCAAACATTACGCCACCTGCAACTTGACCAGGAACGCCACCAATTTGCTGTCCAACTTCCCCACCAAATTCACCGCCAGTACTTGCCATACCACCAGAGATAACATTTGTTAAAAGACCAACTCCTTTTTTTGCGACTCCTAAACCAAGCAAATTTAGAGGGTCAGCCATTCCCCTAGTAGTAGCACCAAAGTATTTCTGCGCCTCAGTTGCAGGTCTTGTTGTAGTGTCAATCCCAAATTGTTGTTGTATTTGTGGTGCAGTCATTCCTTGTCTGTCTATGTCAGCACCAGCAACTTTTCTACCAGAAAGTGCTTGAACAAGTTCTGGTATTCCAGAGCCAGCAAATCGTGGGTTTGGCCCTTGATAACCACTTACGCCAGCGGCAATAGTTGCAGGAGTTTCTGTTAAACCTCTTTGCAACTCAACGCCTAAATATTCACCCATGCTAGAAGCTGGGCGGGCGGCAGGGCCTCCAAGAAAGCCACGACCACCACCAGCACCTTGTGGGCGTAATTGTGTAGCTAGTTGAGCAAGTTTTTGTGCATCCTCAACATTTCCCTCGGCATCTGCTCTACGCAACGCTTCCATTACCTGTTCATAAGTTGCCATTATTTATTCTCCACTTGAGGGAAAAGATATTTGTCAATCAATGGATTGCCTGTTTTTTGTGTAGCAGGAGCGCTTTCGCCTTTTTTAACAAGTTTAAATTGAGAAAGTTGATCGTCAATATTTCTTAACGCAGTTTTGTAATTTGGAGATTCTGTATAACCAAATTCTTCAGCAGAAGTTTGTAATTTTTTCTTGCGTTCTATCAATGCGCCACGATAAAGAGCAACTGCAAACTTTTCTGCTTGGTCTTTTTTAACCTGTGTTGTACGACCAGTAAAGAATTTAACCGCATCTTGTGCCAATCGATCATCAAGACCACCAGTTCTGGCAAACCGATTTACGTCAGCATTTGACATATTCTTTCCTTGACCAGTCAACAATGCTATTGACGTTGGTAAAGAAGCAGCGGCAAAGTCATTATCTTTTGAATTTCTAATAATCTCAATAGCACTCGGAGCATCGGAAAGAATCGTAGATGTGCGTTGCATTATCGGATCACCACTTAAAACCTTTTGAGTGAAGTCCATCCAATCTTTTGTAGGAACTGGTTGACCAGGCAATACATTGGTAATCTTAGGCCCTGCTGGTTCTGATTTGGCCTTAATAACTGCTTGTACTTGTGCTAACAGTGGAGAACCTGCTGGCAATGTTGCAGCATATTCTTGTAATCTTTGAATCTCAGTTTTATTTTCAGGTTTTTCAGGTTTTTCAATTTGTTTCTCAATAGCCTCAAGTCTTCTAGTTGCTAGGTTTATTTGGGCATCACGTTCTGGAGATTGTGGCTGTTGACTTAAGAGATCTAATTGAGTGTTCAAGTCTGCAATTCTCTCGGAGATCAAAAGCTGTGGTGGAATTGCTTGTTTAGCCTCACGACCTGCTTGTGCCAAAGATGCTTGTGCTGCCGCACCACGTTGACCAACCAAAGCATTACTTTCTAACAACCTTTGGTATTCTCGTTGCAACATCATTGCACCTTGAGGATCATTTGGTGCTAACGCTTCAATACCTTGTTTGATAGACTCAGGATCGTTTGGATTGATTCGACCTGCTATCTGTTGACGCATGGTAATACGAGCTAGTTCAGGGTCTTCACCACCTAAACCACGACCAATAGCGCCACCAAGCATATTAGCGCCACGACCAACGGCATAGTTAGCCTGTTGGAAGGGACTTAGTTGTGCATATTGAAGTGCTTGTTGATCAGCTCTAGCCTGTTGGCTTTGCTGATACATTTCGGGTGTTAAACCGAATAAAGATGGAACGATGTCTGCTGCCATGATTTATTCCTTAAAAGTAGCCGCCAAAGTCTTGATTGCCATAAGCAAAACCAGTTCCAAAGCCTGAACCGCCCATTCCTGTCTGTGAGAATGCCGCTTGTGCGCGATTACCTGCCGCTCTCATAAGAGCAGGATTCTGTGAGAAACCAGTTAAAGCAGTTGCAAACGGGTTATAGGCATTAGCCGCAAACATTGAATTAGCCGCACCCATACCGCCACCATAAAGAGCATTAGCACCTGTTGTATTGGCATTACGACCACCCAAAGCAGAACCAATCTCCAAAGGCTGTTGTCCAAGATTCTCTAAACCAGTAGCGCCCTGTAAATAGGCTTGGTAAGGCGTAAGAGCCGCAGCTTGACCTTGATAACCTTGGTTTAACAAGTTACCACCAGTGCCAAACAATCCTGCACCAAAGGCTACTTGCTGTTGTCCAGCTTGCATTGCTTGAGCCGCTAAACCTGCATCTTGTTGAGCAATAGCGTTGTAGTAGGCTTCCATCTCAGGATTAGCCGCACCAAGACCTGCCGCACCACTTGGTCTAGCACCAGTAGCTCCTACTGCCAAACCACCACGACCTGTTTGAAATAGTTGATTCTGTAGTTGAGCCATCTGTCTTTCACGACTAGGCGCTAATAAGTTCTGCTGACCAGCCATATACTGCTGTGCCGCCTCTTGTGGAGACTGAGCAATGTACTGTTGACCAAGACCAAACAAACCTTGTGCAGCACCTTGTAGTGGAGCAAACTGTGCTTGAGCGCCCTCTGCTTGAGTTAGACCTGTTTCTGCTAGACCTAAGAAGCGGTCTTGCATGGCTCTCATTCTTGGGTCTAATGTATAACCCGCACCCGTTACACGACCTGTTGTAGGATCAGTCGTAAACTGAGATGAACCAAAACGAGTGGTTACACCAACAGGACGAAATCTAGCTTCTTCAGCGGCTAATCTTGCCGCCTCTCTTTGTGCATCAGCTTGTGTCTGTGCGGCTCGTCTAGCAGAACGACCACCAAATAAGCCTCCTAACAAAGAAGCGCCACCACCAATTAAGGCTGCTGAAATAGGCATATCAAACTCCAATCAAAATATTGTCCACTTTTGACGGGTCTTTCTCGTCAGTGGCATGAATACAAAACCAAACACAATCTGTCAAAGCCTTAACACCATGTGTTAAACCAGCCTTAATCTCAACACACGCTGGCGCTTCTATAACTTCTACCTCATCACCCTTCATCACCGCAACCTTACCTTTAGCTAAGATAGACAAATGGCTAAAGTCATGGGTATGCTTCAGAATGGCTGTACCCGCCTCAAATAAGGCTTCCTTGGCATACAAACCATCACTGAAGTGATGCGTAATCATGCTGTACGTTTCCACATCGCCACAGTAATGTATGGCTGAAGGTTAGCGTTAGTGCCAGGATCACCACTAGTGTTAATTGTTGTTGAAACACTAATTCCAGTAGATGCGTTTGCAGTATTAGTAACGACACTTATGTTAGCGCCAGCCCCACCATAGGCATAAGAGCCAGAGCCTGTTTCTGTAAGGAAATTTCCAGAAGATGCTGCGTGTTGGTGTTGAGGATCAGTAACTGTTGTTGAAGTTGTGTGTGCGTGAGTTACGACAATAGCGTCTTTGCTACCACCAGTTTCTTCCAAAGTATCAAACAATGCGTCACTTGCATTGAGGCCAACCATGACTCGACCCGCACCAAATGCTGTCCAAGTACCAAAGCCTAGCAAAGTCGCAGGGTTTGTTGAAACACCCGCATTGATGTAAATAGAACCTACAGGGTAAACAGCCGCCAAAGAAGCTGTTACTGCCGCTGTAACAAAAGCAGTAGTCGCCAATTGAGTAGTGTTTGTTCCACTAGATGCTGTAGGCGCTGCTGGTGTACCAGTAAATGTAGGCGATGCTAAATCAGCCTTAGTCGCAATAGCAACAGCAATGTTGACAAACTCAGTGTTGATCTCAGTACCCTTGACAATCTTTAGAGGATCACCAGAGCTAAGAGCATCTTTGGTTGCAAAATTAGTGCTTTGTGTGTAATTGGACAAATTATTCTCCTTGTTTTAGATATGCAACTAGCATTTCTAAGTCTTGCAATGATGCTGCACCTTTTATACGATTTGCTTTCCAAGAAATTACTTGAATATTGTCAATCGTATATCCTTTAGATGAGTCTATCCTATCAATACTTGGACTGCTATCACGAAATCCTGCTTCATTAAATTCTAGTATGTTTCCAAAAATAGGGCATCGACCATCGGCAGGATAAATTGCCTTTATGTCAGCCACTGTTATATTGTGATCACGACCCTTATTTTTAGCTCTTTGCTTTGACGCATTGATAAGCATTTGCAAACGATATTCAAAATCTTTGCGTCTACCTTTTTGATACTGTCTTGAATACTCAGAAAACTGATCTTTGTTTGCATTACGCCTTTGAGCTTGATACTCAACATCACAAACTCGACATTTATACTGTAATTTGTCTTTGGCTTTGTTGTTTAGAGAAAACTCTGATAACAACTTTTGTGCCTTGCAGCGACTGCAATGTTTTGTAGGCGAAACCAGTCTAAGAGCGCTCATACTGTTTTCCCATCTTTAGATTGGATTTCAATGCGCTGTATTGACAACGCAGAACCATTGATATCTGACTCATAACCCGTTTGGACAATTTTACCGCCACCAGAGGCAGGAGCACTCAATGTTTGCAAGGCAACACCATTGGAATATTGAGCAACAACAGTAGCGTTTGCACCATACTCTGCAATGCCATATTGAGATATACCTTGAGTTGGTATACTTACATTGGTAGACAAATAGTTGGTGCTAAAGTCAAAGCCCCATTTTATTGTAACGAACTGGCTTGAGCCACCAATCACCACAACTTTGATTCTCTTCAAAAGAGAAGTGACGTTGGCATTACCAAGGTCAGCATGGTTTGTATAGTACTCAAACCGATAGATAGAAGTGTCGTCCAATGAACCAGTGTACTTACCAATATAGCCAGTCTTACCAAGAAGTAAATCACCATTTCTGCGAGACAACAATGCAGATGGCTCAATAGAGTCCCAAGTAGTTACTCTAAAAGAGTTGTCTTGCAGTTGACCACGAGTATCAAAGCAATAAACCTGTTTAACAAGAGGTAAAACCAGAAGGTAGAACGCTTCAGTTTCTGAGTAAACAGATTTGATATTTGTCAGTGTTTCACCACCAATACTAGTCATCAAATCACTGCGAACATTCTTAGACAAGTCGCCAATCGGAACAGACTTCTCAATCACTGTTCTGGCAAACGACCTGACTCCTGAGTTGGACAAGAACAGAATATCTTTACCTGTACTCTGAATAGAGTCCCTAGCAATACATCCAATACTTGCTACAGTGTCAGCCAAGGTAATCGTTGCGGGAGAAGTAGCGTTTTGGTAAACAAGAATCTGACGTTGACCAAAGATAATCAAGAAGTTGTTGTGCGCTGCCAAACCAGTAATATTGTCTGCACCATTAGGCCACACAAGATTGGTGTTCAAAGAGCCAGCAGTACCAGTTGACCACACATGACCCGCTAACAAATCAGAGAAGAAAACAGTGGTGTTATCAGTAGTTGTATCTGCAACCCACAAACGACCATAGGCGCTAATGGCAATGTTGCCAGAAGGAACTGTTCCTACATAACCTGTTTTCTCAGTAACTCTGCGATAAGTTGTAGTGCTAACAGCAGGGTCAAAGATCAGTGGATCATGTCCTGTTTGAAAGAAAAAAGTAATTCCGTTAAGAGAAGCGCAAGCCCAATTACTAGCAGTAATGGTGGGAGCAGTACCACCCCCCCCATAGGTCAATTCAACAACAGCATTTGAGCTATCTAACTTGAATAACTTGTTGTTTCCAGCAAACAGAACAGTCAACGAGCCATCTGATTGAACCAACTCATGTATCACAGCGGGAGCATTAGCACCTAGATTGCCAGAAGATGAGTTAACCCTTGTCCAACCTTTGCGTGAGCCAACACGACCATATCTGTCAATCACGCAGTTAGTAGCAACCAAAGCAAAACCAGCCGCCAAATCAAGTGGGGAGTCTTGTGTATTCAGACCAAAGAAGCCTGGTGCTGAGATACTTTGCGTTTGGAGTTGTTGGCTCATACTGCTACAAACTCCTGATTTTCAGGATAACGAGTGCCTTCTAAAGCAATCTGGTCAGCCAACATACCTCTGTACAGTTGATAAGCCTCAGAAGAGTTCAATCCACCATCTTCACCACGCTCAACCAATGCTCTAGCATAAGCATTCTGCACAACAAGAACATCAGGAACTAAGACTGAAGTGCCATCAGCAGCCAATGGTGCTTGTGGTACTGTTAGAGAGAATGGAATGCTATAAACGCCATCAGGTCTTGGATAGAGAACTACTTTTGTGTCTCCATTACCATCTACACCATCAAATGCGTAGTACTGTGGAACTCCAGTAATTGAAGGAACAAGATTCTGATATCTGTTCATCTCCACAAAAGTTATGTTCTGCAATGCAACATTTGATGTGGTATTCAGAGCATCAATCACTTGGAACTTCTGACCAGCACCCGTCATTGAGTAAACATGGGCGCTTGATGATGTGGTCAATGTAACTGTTTGACCAAGGACATTCCAACTAAAAGAATCCTCAATCTGACGCTTGGCATCATTGACAAACAAGCCAATCAGAGTTGAATAGGTAGTCTCATTGTTGGTAGAAACTTGGACTTCACGCAAGCGAATCAATACATTGTTAATCAGTTGTAGGAATGTCATATTCGTTGCGATCCTTCAATTTCAAAAGTTGCAATGACAGAAATAGTAGAACCAGTTTCTGAAGTAGCCGATATGTAATCACCCTCTTCCATCACAATATATTGATTAACATCAATCTCAGCATAAGTTGACTTAGATGTTAGTGCGTACTCTTTAGTGATTGGAATATCTAGGTTTGCACTAAAGTCATGCCAAGTAAAACTAATGTGTTTATTTGATGAACCATTGTTTGATGCGTGAAGAAGGACGCACAAAGCATAATAGCCAGTCGGTACTGTAAACAGCGTAGTAGCCGTATTAGCAGTTAAATTTGCACCGACAGAATATGGTCTCATTTGTTCCTCTTAGAGATAGCTTTGGCTTTTGCCCTAGCGTCTTCCTTGGACGATGCACCCCAAGCTCTAAGAGAAAGAAGAAGTCGGGTAGGCTTTCCATCTTTCATCTCAGCGCCAGGCATATTGCCCATTCGTGCTAAAAAGGATGCCCTACGAGGGTTATCTCCCGACTTTACAGGTGCTTTTAAATTGCCACCAGTTTCTGCATTATAAGATGCTCTCCCCTTGGCATTCAAGCCCCCTTTCGGGTTTTTTCCTTCTTTAGTTTGCCAAGCAGGGGATTTCATTTCTTTTTAGCAGTCTTAGCTGCCGCCTTAAATGCCGCCTCAGTAGGAGCGCCTTTAGAGCCAACCTTACGCATCTTTTCCTTAGAACCAGCTTTAATGCGTTCTTGTTTGGCATTGATGTTAGCGTAGAGACCTTGTTTCATTTCTTGACCTTTCGAGCTTGTGATAAAGCAATGGCAATAGCCTGTTTAGGCTTCTTAACAACAGGGCCACCTTTGCCAGAGTTAAGCGTTCCCGCCTTGTACTCTCGCATAACCTTAGATATTTTGGCCTCTGCTTTGGTCTTTTTCATGCCAACTCCGTAACAGATACTGTTGACGAAGTAACTGTTGCATCTTTGATAAATGCTATTTTTTGACCAGGACTTACTCGAATAATCTCAATAAAGTTATTTGGAATCATTGCAGAAGTTGTAATACTTGCTGTTGGGTTTGAACCAATTTGGTAATGGGCATGACCTAATGAGCAAGCAATACGAATCATTGTTGTTGATGCACCAAAAGCAGTCATCTGAACGCTAGAGTTAGTAACAGAAGCAACTTGGCTAGTTCCTAATGAAGCAACTCCAAAAGCAACATTGTTTGGGTCTAATTGAAATATT